TGCAAGAGAAATTACTCCAGCAGTTGATGTTGGTGCAATAGAAGATGTCGGTGCAACAGGTACAGACCTTTACGCAGGTGACAGAGTTGATGGCGCAACAACATACGCAGGTATTAGAAGTATTGATGCTGGAACATACTCTTCATTAGTAGAATCTGCAAATGTTATCACAATAGACGCAGACATTACTGCAATACGTGGAGCATTTGGTGCTATAGATAATGCAGGTGATGGAACATTCACTTACGATAGTTCAACAGGACGATTTAGTTATTCGGGCGTATCACAAAGTCAAATTAGAGGCGAGTTTAGTGCAAGTGGTAGTGAATTAAGTTATGACAATGGAACTGGTACATTTACAAGCACAGCAGATAATTATAATGCTTGGAAATTTGTAACACCTACTACAGGAAATGTAGTTGTCGGCAGTGACGATGTAGTAACATTCCAAGCAGGTGCAGGTATTGGCATTAGTAACACAGGTAAAGTTATATCAATTACAAATACTAACGCTGCAGACATAACAGGAGTTACTGCAGGCGCAGGTATGACAGGCGGAGGCTCTGCAGGTGAAGTTACACTTAATGTTATAGGTGGATCAGGTATTACTGCAAATGCAGATGACATACAAGTAGATGGCACAGTAGTCAGAACATCAGGTAACCAAACTATTGCTGGTGATAAAACACTTTCCGGCAGTACACAGATTAACGCATTAAATATTAATAATGCATTTGATTTACCAACAGCAGACGGCACAACAGGTTATGTATTAAAAACAGATGGTAGTGGTACAGTAACTTGGGCATCAGTTACTTCGTTACCGGGTTCTATAACAGGCGTCACAGCAGGTGACGGTTTAACAGGCGGCGGCGCAGCTGGTACTGTTACAGTAAACGTTGTAGGCGGCACAGGTATTACTGCAAATGCAAACGACATAGCATTAGACTTTACAGAATTCGATACAAGCGATATTACAGAAAATACAAATTTATATTACACTGATACAAGAGCTAGAGCAGCAATTAGTGCAGATGGTGACTTATCATATAACAGCACAACTGGTGTAATGAGTTACACTACTCCAACAGAAAGAACTGATGCAGAAGTTAGAGCATTAATTAGTGTAAGCGGAAGTTTAAGTTATAATGCCTCAACGGGTGTTATTAGTTATACTGACTCAGATAGAACTGATGCTACAATCAGAGGATTGTTTAGTGGCGGAACAGGTATTACTTATAATAGTACTAGTGGTGCTATTAGTTTAACCGACACAGGATATATCACAGGCGTTACAGCAGGTACTGGTTTAAGTGGAGGAGCAACATCAGGAACAGCAACACTTAATGTTAGCGGATTAACAGTAGCAGAATTTGCAGGAAGTGCAATTCAAATAAGCTCAGAGAGCTATGTAGATAATAATACATCATTAATGACTTCGGCAGCTATTAGCGATAAGATCGAAAGTTATGGTTATTCAACAACAGTTGGTGACATTACAGCAGTAACAGCAGGCTCTGGTTTAACAGGTGGTGCTACTAGCGGAGGTGCAACATTAAATGTAGGCGCCGGAAGTTATATTGTTGTAGCAGCCGATACAGTAAGTGTTGATGCAACAAGTGCAAACACAGCAAGTAAGGTAGTAGCTAGAGACGGCAGTGGTAACTTTAGTGCTGGTGTTATTACAGCAACAGCAACCGCAGCAAGATATGCTGACTTGGCAGAGAATTATGTAGCAGATGCAAATTATGATGCAGGAACAGTGCTAATAATTGGTGGAGAACACGAAGTAAGTACCACAGAAGAAGCTGGTAGTTATAAAGCAGTTGGTGTTGTTTCAACAAATCCAGCTCACTTAATGAATGCAGAGTGTGAAGGCGAACATGTAGTTGCAGTAGCATTGCGTGGAAGAATACCTTGCAAAGTATTAGGCAATATAAACAAAGGCGATGTACTTGTTACTAGTGACTTACCAGGACATGCAATGGTTGCAGCTAATCCCCAAACACTAAGTCCTTTACAGATAATTGGCCGAGCATTAGAAACTAAAACTGACGCACAACCCGGTGTTATTGAAATCCTAGTATAAAACCCAATATACATTTCAAAAAGATAAATACATACAACGGACTAGACAGTGCAATTGCACTGACAGTGTGTATTTACACACTCTGAACTAACCGGGGAAATAAATGGCAATTTTTGGAAATTTCAAAGGTACCACGACATCTGAATTCAAGATCGGAAAGAAAGAAAGTGGTAGCAAAATATCAACAGGTACAAGACCTGCTTCAGACCTATCAAACGGAGATATATACTTCGATTCCGCTAATGCAACGTTAGACATATACGAAACTAGTTGGAAAAACATAGGCGAAACCTTAACTGAATTAAACGTCGATGACGGAACATTATTTGTTGACAGTACAAACGATACTGTTAGTATAGGTTCTACAGCATCTAATGAAAGATTATTTGTTAACGGTAATTTACGATTAGGAACAAATCCAAGCCTTCAGTTCTCTGGTTCAGCACTAGACTTAAGACATTCAAACGGTACAGCAACTCAGGTACGCATAAGAGATAACAGCAGTAGTAGTGATCCTATATTTAAAGTATATGACGCAGACAACACTAATGAAGTCTTTAAAGTACAAGGCAGTGCAACCACAATTAATAATGCATACGCACTTCCAACAGCAGATGGCACAGCAGGCCAAGTAGTTGTTACAGACGGAAGTGGAGCACTTTCATTTACAACAGTAAGTGCAAACCCAGAAGGAGCAAACACTGATATACAGTTTAACGACAGTGGATCTTTCGGCGGCAACGATGCATTAACATACGATAAAAGTTCGAGCACACTAAAAACTGGTGTTGTACAAGGCGTACTTTTTGAACCTATATCAGATTACGGTTCAATAACAGAAACAGCAAATATGGCAATCAGTTTTGGTACAGTAGAAGAGTCAGCAACAGTTGGCGACTACGAGTACATTAAAGATACATTTGGCCCAACAAGTGATTCTTATGTAGTTGCAAATTTACCAGATTCATCAGTAGCAGGCCAAATGATTTATGTAAGCGATGAAACAGGTGGAGCAGTCATGGCATTTAGCGATGGTAGCAACTGGAGAAGAATTACAGACAGAGCAATAGTAAGTTAAACACAATAGGACACACACATGCCAAGAGTAAAAAAAGAAACTAAGGTTTCAATAACAGAAGAAGTTATTAAAAAAGAAGAGACGGTAGCTGAACAACCTATCGGAACTTCTAGAAAGAAAAAGGATGCAAAAGCGGTAGCCAACACAGAGAAGCAACCGATAGGAACTTCTAGATTAAAGAAAGAAGAACCTGCTATAGATCCTTTAGTAGAGTTTAAAGAAGAATTAAAGAAAGAATTATATAAAGAGATTCGAGAGCAAGTAGTTGCAGAAAATAAAAGATTAAAACATATTGAGACAACAAAGGAAAAAGTGGAAGCAACAGTAACCAAATCAGAATTAGTACTGTCAGGTGTTGAAGTATTCCGTTTCACAGGAACGAAAGATGGTCTCAATGTTTCTAAGAATGACACTGTGATGCAGAGCTATAATAAAGGCGGCGCAGTTGGCATTGGAACATCATCACCGAAAGCAATAGGCCCGGGTAGTGTTCATATTAGATCTAATTATAACAGTGAAGCATCTTTACCAGTTGATGGCAAAGGACAAGTAAGAGGTTTACTAGTTGAAAGTGATGCTGATGATAGCAATGCATTTTTATTTAGAGGTGTTAGTAGAAAAAATAGACAAGGATTAAATTTAACTGGAGCAGGCGATTTGTCATTAGGCTTAATGCACGACGATACACAAAGTAGATTAAACGTATATCAGCCTTCTCATAACAAGAATGTATTTCATGGTTATGCACCTAGCAGATACTTTAACAGTAATTTAATAGATATAGAAACACAGGCAACTTCGAATAAGTCATATAACTTTATAGAAGCAAAGAATCAGAGCATAGAAAATGGCGACATACATGCTCAAAAAGTTTTTACAGTGGATGGTACAGGAGCATTATACAGTGACAGTACAGTCCATAGTAACAATACAGGTTACGCAGAAATGTTTGAATGGGGAGATGGAAACCCACGCAAAGAAGACAGAACCGGATATGTAGTTACACTTAGCCCAAAAGGCATGCTAGTGATTGCAAACGAAGGCGATGACATTGTTGGGGTAGTATCAAAGCACCCAGCAATCATTGGAGGTGCAGCTTGGAACTATTGGAACGACAAGTATTACGCAGACGACCGTGGGAATAGAAAAGAGATTGGAGTACATATCATGGAATGGGAAAATAGAAACCATACCGTGGGTAGTTATTTCAATTCTACATTACCGGCAGACTTTAAAACTCCGGAAAATACAGTAGTATACGAAACCCATCCAGATGGTAGTGATATGTACACAGGACATGAAACAGAAGAGTTTAATAGACAACAAGAATATAAGGGAAGAACGGAACGCAATGAGTGGGCACCAGTGATAATGCACGGAACTGCTACAGTGTGTAAGGGACAAGTAATAGGGCAGTCATGGATTAGGTTAGCTGATTTATCAGATGACTTAGAAAGATGGCTAATTAAATGATATTGATAAATAGTGTTAAATAATAAATCATTTTCTAACAAGATTTTAGGGGAATAAAAATGGCAACAGCTATTCAGTTTAGACGCGGTACGACCGCACAACACAGCTCATTTACTGGCTTGGTGGGTGAAATCACGGTCGATACCGATTTGGACACGCTTCGCGTCCATGACGGCTCAACTGCTGGTGGAACACGTTTAGCAAAGTACAGTGAAGTTGTAGCTGCAGCAACAGGTGATATCACCAGTGTTGTAGCAGGATCAGGATTAACAGGTGGAGCAACAGATGGTGAAGCAACCATAAGTTTAGATTATGCTAACATAGCAGGTAGTTTAATACCAACTGCTAACGTTACATATGACTTAGGTTCATTAACAAAGCAATGGCGAGACATATATGTTGGACCAGGTTCACTATACGTTAACGGAACAAAAGTACTTGAAGATAATTCAGGAACAATTCAGTTTACAGCAGACAGTAACCAGAACATTAGTATTTTAACTACTGGCTCCGGTGACTTGGAAATGACAGCAGGTGGCGATATTCAAATCAAGTCTGATGTTATACTAACAGCAGATAAAACAATCACATCAAGTGGCGGTGTTAAGTTTGGATCAAACATTAACATGAACAGCAGCAACATCAACAACGTTGATGATCCTGTTGCGGCACAAGACGCAGCTACTAAAGCATACGTTGATGCACAGGTTGATACAAAAGATGCACTTAGCGAATTAAGTGGCGATACAGATGACGTAACAGAAGGTTCAGTTAACTTATACTATACAGATGGTAGAGCAGATGCAAGAATTGCAGCGGCTTCAACCTCTGATTTAAGTGAAGGCAGTAACCAGTACTATACAGATGGTAGAGCTAGAGCAGCAGTAAGTGTCACAGACAGTGGCGGTGACGGTTCATTAGCATACAACAGTTCAACTGGTGTACTTACTTTTACAGGCCCAAGTGCTAGTGAAGTAAGAGCTCACTTTAGTGTTACTGACTCAGGTGGTGATGGCGGATTAAGTTACGATAACACCACAGGTGTTATTACTTACACAGGTGTAAGTGAAGCTGAAACTGAAGCAAGAATTGACGCTCATTTAACAGGCGGTGACGGTATTGATTATAGTGCTGGTGATGTTGCAGTAGATAGTACAGTTGTTAGAACAACTGGTACACAAACTATTGCAGGTGAGAAAACATACAGTGACGATGCAACATTTAATGGTAATGTTACTATTAGTGGTACACAGACTATTGTTAATTCACAAATTACAAGTTTAGCAGATAGCGTTATAGAATTAAACAGAGATGCAAGTGGAACTCCAAGTGAAGATGCAGGACTACAAGTAAACAGAGGTTCAAGTGCAGATGTTAACTTAATATGGGACGAGAGCGAAGGCTACTGGTCATTTACAAATGACGGTTCTACAAACTTTAAGATAGCAACTGAAACAGATGACTTAGTTGAAGGTGCATCTAACCTTTACCATACTCAAACAAGAGCTAGAGGAAGTGTTAGCGTAACTGATGCAGGTGGTGACGGTTCATTAGCATATAATAGTGGTACTGGTGTAATAACATACACAGGTCCAAGTGCAAGTGAAACAAGAGCTCACTTTAGTGCAAGTACAGGCATTGCTATTTCAGATGGTGCTATTAGTACAACTATTACACAATATGTAGATGCAGATGCCAGAGGTGCTATTTCTGTAACAGACGCAGGTGGCGATGGTTCATTAGCATACAACAACAGCACAGGCGTATTAACATACACTGGGCCAAGTTCAGCAGAAGTACAAGCACACTTTAGTGCAAGTGGCGATTTATCTTATAGTGGTGGTGTATACAGTTTCACAGAAAGAACAGACGCAGAAGTCCGTGGCTTGCTAAGTGCAAGTGGTGACATATCATACAACAGCACAACTGGTGTAATTAGTTTTACTAATGACGCAGGTGATATTGAAAGTGTTACAGCTGGTGCAGGTATGACAGGTGGCGGTACTTCAGGTGCAGTTACATTAAATGTTATAGGTGGCTCAGGTATTACTGTAGCGGCAGACAGTGTTTCAATTACAGATTCATATGTTGATGGATTAGCAGACGCAAGAATTTCAAATGCAATACTAGATTCAGACACTATGACTGGTGCGTTATCAACTAACGTTCCTTCAGCAGAGTCTGTTAAAGCATATGTTGATGCACAGGTTGATACAGTTGATCATTTAAGTGAATTAGGTGGCGACACTGACAGCGTTAGCGAAGGTTCAGTTAACTTATACCATACAGATGGTAGAGCAAGAGCAGCAATTAGTGTAAGTGGTAGTTTATCATATAACAGCTCAACAGGTGTTATTAGTTATACTGACTCAGACAGAAGTGATGCTACAATCAGAGGTTTGTTTAGTGGTGGAACTGGTATTACTTATAACAGTAGTACAGGTGCTATTAGTTTAACAGATACTGGTTATATCACAGGTGTTACAGCAGGTACTGGTTTAAGTGGCGGTGCTACAAGTGGTACAGCAACATTAAACGTAAGTGGCTTAACTGTAGCAGAATTTGCAGGAAGTGCAATTCAAATAAGCTCAGAAAGTTATGCAGACAACAATACGTCATTAATGACTTCAGCAGCTATTAGTGATAAGATTGAAAGTTACGGTTACTCAACAACAGTTGGCGATATTACAGCAGTAACAGCAGGTTCAGGTTTAACAGGTGGTGCTACAAGTGGTGGCGCAACTCTTAACGTTGGAGCAGGTTCTTACATAGTAGTAGCAGCTGATACAGTAGCAGTTGATGCAACAAGTGCAAACACAGCAAGTAAAGTTGTAGCCAGAGATGGTTCAGGTAACTTTAGTGCAGGTACTATTACAGCAACAGCAACATCAGCAAGATATGCGGATTTGGCTGAGAACTATGAAGCAGATGCAGAGTACGAAGCAGGAACAGTTGTTAAGTTTGGTGGAGAGAAAGAAATTACAGCAACAGACAGCGAAGGCGACAGTGCTGTAGTTGGTGTTATCTCAACAGACCCAGCTCACTTAATGAATGCAGATTGCGAAGGTATAGCATTACCAGTAGCATTAGCAGGACGAGTACCTTGTAAGGTAGTTGGTCCAGTTGCTAAAGGTGACTTAATGGTATCAGCAGGTGAAGGCAGAGCTAAAGCAGACAATGCGGCACAAGCTGGTCATATCATTGGTAAAGCAATTAGTGCAAACGAAGACGGCGAAGGCGTTTGTGAAGTACTAGTTAACATGATGTAAACAATACTTAGGTATAATAAAAAGCACTCTTCGGAGTGCTTTTTTTTGACTTCGATGTCATAAATACTGTTATAGGTAGGTAGGCTTCCTATAAGAGTGATACACAGACATACACCGTAAGACACAATGTAAACACGGCGGAGTAATCAATGAATGAGATTTTTGGGTTAATAGGAGAGGTAGGAGCACCAATTGCTGGTAGTTTAGTAATGGGTTTCTTTATATTCTTAGTTATAAAACAAATACTCGAAGGAGTTGTTGACCAAGTAAAAACACTTACAATTTTTTGTAAGAGTTTAGAAAACCGTGCATCTACAATGTCAAATGAAATGATTAAGATTGACATGTTAGTAAGTAGTGCATTAGATTTACGACCAGACATCGAACGTATCGCTAGAGCTGAAAACTTTGTAGAAGAAGGCAAAGTTGATGTAAGGAGAGACTAATGAAGTTTTGGGATTACGAATTTGAAGTACGAAACAATGATATTATTTTTGACGAAGAACTAACAGCAAAGCAGTTAGGCATTTTGCCTGGAGATGGTTTTATTAGTTTTGTACAAGAAAACGGTACTGTAGTACTTAGAAAAATAGATTTATCTAAAGTTGAAAACATAGAGTTAACCAGTATAAAGGAATAATATGGAAGAAATCGTCAATGCTATAAACGACTACGGATTTCCTGTAGTAATGAGTGTTGGCTTGGGATATTTTGTATATTACATTTGGTGGTTTATTGGAGAACAAATAGACCCTGCACTTGAAGAAATGCACTTAGCATTAATCAAAGTTATAGACAAAACTCGTATGCTAGATCAAGATCTTATACGACTACAACAAAAAGTAAATGTTGTACTTGAATATAAAGCTAAAGAACAAATTATAAAGGATGCTAAGAACCAGGAAGCAGTTAATAAATTAAAAAGGAATGAATAACACATGATTGATAAAAAAGTAAAAGATACACCTCTACTAGTTTTAGGTTATATCTTGTTAGGTATGATAGTACTGCTATCTACTACTGCAAACGCAGATCAATTAACACACAAATTCAAATCACCGAGCTTTAGTGGTATAGGTACTGGCGCACATTACCTAACCATTGAGAATCAAGAAAAAAGTCGTAGAGACAAGATCAAAGACGACATAGAGTCTGCACTAAGAACAGCGGAACGAGAAGACCAAAACAGCACAATTAACAAGTTCATTAGAAACTTAGAGTCACGCATATACGCACAAATATCAAAAGGTTTGGTAGACAGTATGTTCTGTGACCCAGCAACAGTAATAACATGTACAAATTCAGATGCAGGTGAGTTTACTATTGAAGGCAACTCAGTATCTTACCTTAGAACTTACACAGAAGATGGAATGGAAGTAATTAGACTTACTATTGTTTCGCCTGATGGAACTATTACAGAAATTGAAATACCGATCGGAATTGGAAGTATAGGCGGCGGCTAATGTTTAAGAATATAGTAATTGCATTTATGTGTGTAGGCTTGTTCTCAGGTTGTGCAAGTATGGCAGTGCCTGGCGACTCAAACTGCAACACTGGCTTTTTAGAATGCATAGAAGAGCCTAGGGAAGTACAACTACCAACATATAAAAAATTAAGACAACTGCCACCGGCAAAAACAAGACCGATTGTAGCAGTATATAAGTTTGACGACTTAACAGGACAAAGATTAAGTTCAGATGGGCAGGCTTCATTTAGTACAGCCGTAACACAAGGTGCAAAATCTTTGTTAATAGACGCACTCAAAGCAGCAGGCGCTGACTCGGATCCTGCAGGGACCTGGTTCAGAGTAGTTGAAAGAGGGTTCGGTCTAGATAATCTTGTAAGGGAAAGACAGATAATCCGTAGCACACGTGACAGTTATGCAACGGCTGAAACTCCTCCGCAGGACGTACAACCATTATTATTTGCGGGAGTGATATTAGAAGGCGGCGTCATAGGCTACGACTCTAATATTGAGACCGGCGGTAACGGTGCTCGTTACCTAGGAATAGGCACAACTAATCAGTATAGAAGAGACAGCGTTGTAGTTTCTCTTAGAGCAGTTAGTGTACTTACTGGGGAAGTGATCATAAATGTACAGACATACAAAACCATTCTCAGTGTTGGGCTAGGTAGCGATGTATTCAAATTTCTCGATATGGATACAAAATTACTCGAACTTGAGACTGGTATGACAGAGAATGAAAGTGTAACATGGGCGGTCAGGTCAGCGATTGAAGCCGCAGTGTATGCTCTCATTGAACAAGGAGACGAAAGAGGTTTCTGGAAAATAAATTATCCGTTAGATGCGGATAACACTACACTAGGTACAGTCGACGGTACTAACACAGAGAACAGTAATAATAATCCCTCTACTGATAAAAAATTGGAAGAGGATAATGAGAATGAGAATGATTAATCATATATGGAGAATATAATGAAGACTTTTACAAGCAAAATTTTTGCAAGTGTCTTCGCTACGGTTTGCTTTTTGTCGATGCCCTTAGCTAGTGCAGATAATGAAGTATTAATCGATCAAGTGGGTGATAACTTAACGCTAACTATCTTACAGGCTGGTTACGGTAATAGTTTATCCGGAAATACAAGTCAAAGCACAGACTTAACACTTACAGGATCATCATTAATTGTAGATTTAATACAAGATGGTAATCTGAATGAGATGTTTGGTTCGTGGGTTGGAGACGGAAACGGCTCTGCGGTACTTGACTTTTACTTCCAAGGCGATAGTAATATTTGGGATATGAACATGGGTGCTACAGGTAGTGCTGATTATAACGACATCTTATCAAACATAGTAGGTTCTAGTAACTTATTTGATATAGATATTGGTGGTAATGCAACTGCTGAAAGCAACAACATGGATCTACTTATACTAGGTGACAGAAACGACTTTTCAACTAGTTTTACTAACAGCAAAGTATGGGCTGCAGGTTCTGGAAATAACAGTACTGGCACACAAACTTTAGCAGGTATAGTAATAGATTCAAGTAACAATGTTTGGAATTTTGATATTACAGGTGATGACAATGCATTCGCAACAAAGCAGGCGAGTAATGACGGCAACAGTATGACGGTAGAACTCATGGGTTCAGATGGAGACTTCCAACTGATACAGAACATGACATCTACATGTACACCAGCATGTGCTGGTGTTATCAATTTAGATATTGATAGTGAAAATGCATCGGTCAGTGTTGTTCAGCAAGACTAAGTGGCTTCTGCTACTTAGTTGCATTGCAACAAGTTCAACAAATGCCGCTGAGAATATCGGCGGCATATTTGAACAATCTGGGTCAGTAGGTAAAATATCAAGAACCACAGGTGAAACATTACAAGCAGAACTAAAAACAAATATTGTTAGCATGGACGAAGTAGAAACTGCTAACGGTAGATTAAAGATTAAATTTGTAGACGATACGCAAGTTAGTCTAACAGAAAATACATACATGGAAATTAACGAGTATGTGTTTGATCCAGACCCTAATAAAAGTAAAATGGCTTTAAATTTTGTGTCAGGAACAGCAAGATTTGCAACAGGCGGATTAGGACTTGTAGCAAGAGAGAATATAACAATACAAACTCCCACAGCCAGTATTGGTATTAGGGGAACAGATTTTACTACCACAGTAGACGAACTGGGTAGAAGTCTTGTAATATTATTACCAGACGAAGATTGTACAGACAAGGTTGCACTAGAAGAAGGTTGTGCGCCAAGCGGAAGTATAACAGTTACTAATGCCGGTGGCACACAAATATTAGATGAAGCATACCAAGCAGTAATGGTAAGCACATTTGAAACTATACCAACGCCACCAGTTAAGTTAGTAAACTTAAATTTAGATATGATAGACAATATGTTTATTGTATCAGAACCAAAAGAGATTGCAGTAGCACAAGAAGAACAGCAAGACCAATTAAAAGGAGATGCCGGGTTATTAGATTTTGATGGATTAGATCAAGATTTTTTAGATCAAGCAATATTAGAAGAAGATACAAACCAACAATTTGAATTTTCAGAGTTAGATATAGATTATTTAAATGTAGAGTTTTTAAACGATTTACTTGACATGTTAAGTGACGACATAGATGCACTTGCAGAAGAAAAACTAGCAAGTGGTTCGGGAGATAAATTAATAAGCCAACAATGGGGTCGAGACCCTTCTAGTCAGTTTAATAATTTTCCAGAATACGATGGTAAGGTATTTTTTCTAAGAGAGGTTAATAATAAAATAGGAATAAAATTAGCACAAGGCTCTACAGCTCAAATTATTATTAACGATTCAGATACAGGAGAAACGGTGTTTTGCTTGAACCAATGTGAAAGCATATACATTAGAATTACACAAAATGATTAAAAATATATTAAACAAAATAACAGGAACTCATTTAGGCATACTAGTTATAGTAATGTTCTTTACAGCACAGGCATGTTATGCACAAGACAATGTACTAACAATGACTCAGCAAGGCGACGATGTTGTTATAAATTCTTTACAACAAGGATACAATAACAGTATAGATGTTGATTTAGGATTAAGTGGATTTGATGCCAGCAATGCATTTGAAGTAAAACAATACGGTAACGACAACGATGTCTTTTTAAGTATAGGCGGAACTACTAACAGTCTATCTTTTTATCAGGAAGGTGCTAAAAACACAATCGGCTGGACAGACACTTGGGGAAGTGGACTACAATGGGGCGGAGACTTAGACGGCGATAATAACAATATTATGATTAAACAGTACACCGACACTGGTAAAAATATAGCAGATAACTACTTTGGCTTCCACATACAAGGCGATAATAATAATGTAAAAGGTGGACAAGGCTATATGATAAACAGTAGCACAGGTTCTTATAGCCAAGGACAAGGGTGGGGTGATAATTATATGAGATTAGATATCCATGGTGATAGCAATGATGTAATAACCACACAAAGAACTGATGCCGCAAATAATGGAGCAACAGCCTATGTAAATGTGTACGCAGATCTCAATGATTTGTATGTGCAACAACGACAAGGCGCTCACACATTAAACTTAACTATTAATAACGATTCTAATGATGTATGGATTACTCAAGCAGGACAGCCTGCTCATACTTCCACAATTACACTTACAGGCGCATATCCAACAAACCTCACAGTACAGCAGGGCGTTCACGCAACAACAACCGCTCAAACATATACACTATTCCAAAACTGTCAAACAGTAGGCGGATGCAGTATTAGTGTAACACAGCAATAGGAATATTATGGCATACGACCGAGAAATAGTAGAACTAGTACCGTATTCGTTTAATAAGGATTTTATATTAGTTTGTTCTATAGGCTTAAACATAGGCTTTGCAATAGGGCTGTTTATGATTTAGAAACGTAAATCATTGAACTACGCCGGTGATTTTACATAAATAATACTGTTATAACAGCAATTGGCTTTATAACTTATTATAATAAGGAGAAGGATATGAAAAATTTGTTATCATTCTTCAGTTTAATCGCTTTATCTAGTATAGTAGGGTGTGCCTCAGTTGGAGGTGCCTGGAATGCCGGTACAGAGATTGTTACAGGAACAGTTGATTCTGTTGTCGGCGGAGCCGCAACAATGGCAGTCGCTATTACTGACGATGCAAGAAACATTGCAGACGTAACTATTGACACAGCACAAGGTGTTGTTAAAACAGTTGCAGATAATGTAGACAAGCAAACTGATGAACTACAGAAAGATCTACCAGGGGAAGAAGCAAAAAAGTAAGTAACTTTTCTCTGTTTAACAGACAGGAAAAGAACTATACTGCAAAAGAGCTTATAAAACTTTTTAATGAGAACCAAGAAAAGTTAGAAGCATATTGTAAAGCAAATCCAACGGAATGTTAGATTAAAAAGAAAAGCACATTCACCATGAGTGTGCTTTTTTTTGACTTAGGTAAATACAAGTATGAGGATACTAGTGTTTCTTTCAATATTACTTTCAAATACAGCATACGCAGTAGAATTAACATCAATCCAAAAACAATTTATTATATTGGGTGAAACTTGTTGTTATTCGCAAGAAGTTATTGATAGTGTGCAGTACCCAGTTTATGTTCATAAGCCTTCTGTAGAATTAAACTTGCCCCCACTCAAAGAACCAGCATCTATATTGACCTGGACATTGTTTTATACTTTACAAGTATTAGATGTGTACACAACTAGTAGAGCATTAGAGTACAATTGCGTAAAAGAAGTTAATCCCATACTTGGCAAATCACCAAGCATACAGGACATGGTAGGACTGAAAGTACTACTATTTGCTCCTTCCATATGGCATGCTAATAAGTATGAGCCATGGACCAACGAAGATATAGCAGGAGCAAATTACTTAATGACAGCAGTGGTTGCTAATAATTTTGATGTTTGGAACGAAGCAAAAACAAAAGAAAACTGTATTAAGATACGATAAATACTGCTATGAAATGGTTATACAGCGGTTATGCCGTAGCAATATCTATAGTATTACTTACAGCTCTCAAGGTTGCTGACCCAACACCAGTTCAAAGTCTGCGTTCACAGACATTCGATTACTATCAACAATTAGATGAAGTTAAACAAAGCAACGAAGTTGTAGTAATAAACATTGGCGAAAAAAGCCTACAACAGTGGGGACAATGGCCATGGCCAAGACAGAATTTTGCACAACTAATATCAGACCTAAGAAACAAGAATGCAGGAATGATAGGACTAACAGTGATGTTTCCGGAGACGGATCGGTTTGGAGGAGATCCAGTACTTTCCAGTTGGATGAAAGACAACGGCATAGTTTTATCCCAAACCCCATCTTCCAGAGGAGTAAAGAGTACAGGTCCGCACATTGGTACAGGAACGATAGGCCCAGTACCCGCTACCAATTACTTGCTGACATGGCCGAATCTCGTAACGAATATTGAACCACTAGAAAGTGTAGCTGCAGGTATTGGGGTAGTAGCAAGTGCTCCTCAACCTGATAACCAAACAAGAACTTACCCACTAGCAATTGGAGTAGAGGGAAAGATATACCCTAGTTTTGCTATTGAGATGTTAAGGACTTATACAGGCAAGCCAAGTTACATTTTAAAGACTAGTGAAATAGGAATACAAGAGTTTGCAGTACCACCGTTTGATCCAATAGTAACAACGCCAAATGGTACAGCATATATACGATTTAATAACACTTTCGAAGAACACGAATATGTAGATGCGAGTGAACTGCCTGACTTAGGCGGAAAGTTCGTAATTGTGGGCGTAAGTGCAGAAGGCGTTGCCAATCCGGTGCCCACACCTAGAGGCAACGTACTACCACAGCTAATACAAGCGTCTATGCTACAAAACTTTATAGATGGGAGTAACATTACTAGATCAGAGTTAGCGTTGCTTACAGAGCTTCTGTGTGCGTTCTTGAGCATGGTATTAGTTGCTCTAGCAATATATAAGTTGCCTATATGGGCAGGACTAGTAACTACAGTTACTATCATAGGCGGAATTGTATATTATAGTGTACATTCTTATACTGCAAACTTAGTTTTATTTGATGCTACTTTTCCTGCAATAGCAACATTCTTAATATTCACACAGGCAAGTTTTAATAACTTCTGGATACAGTTTAAACTACGAGCAGAAATACAGAAACAATTTGCTGGATATGCATCACCTACAGTTGTTAGAATGTTGCAAGAAAATCCAGACTTAATTAAACAAGGCATGAAAAAAGAAGTTAGTATATGCTTCTCAGATTTGCGTGGCTTCACCCCACTAGGAGAAAGTTTTGGTGATGATGTTCAAGGACTAACAAAAATAATGAATGGTTACATGGATGCCATTACACAGCCTATACTTGATGCAGACGGAATGGTTATTAAGTATATCGGCGATGCAAGTATGCACATACACAATGCACCGATGGACGATCCTGATCATCCTGCAAGTGCTGTGAAAACAGGAATACTAATGCTTAGAGCAGTAGAGGAATTCAATAATAAAATTGTTAAAGAAGGCAGACCGCCAGTTGGTATGGGTGCTGGTATTAATACTGGGCTCGGTTATATTGGGGAGATGGGCTCCACTGCCAGACATTCATATGACATACTCGGAGACGCAGTTAGTACTGCGGCAAGAATAGAAAGTAAGTGTAAGGAATATGGGTGCTTGTTGTTAGTGGGAGGAGACACTTACAAGCACACAAAGGAGAAATTCTTTTATCTTAAAGTAGATGACCTAGCAGTAAAAGGAAAGACTGTGGGCATTGAAATATACACTGTGCTTGATGTTAAAGTAAGCAAGTATGCAAAAGCCAAACAGATGCATGAAGATATGCACATGCAATATCGTAAACAAAACTTCGATAAAGCAATTAAATTATGTGAACAACTACATGATGCTTTTGAGGGTAAGATGAAAGGTTATTATGATATGTGGATTGAACGTTGTGAATTTCAAAAGACTCAAAAACTTCCTAAAGATTGGGATGGCGTTTTCATAGCCACAAGTAAATAATTACTCAAACATTGAACCGTCTATATCTCTAAACACAGTTGCATAATGTCGGAAGTCGCTAATAGTTTGTTTAGCATGAAATAGCTCGAGCGGTATATCGGTAGAGTTTTTAACTATTGGCAAATAGTATCTAGCAATAATTTTTTCTAATCTCTTTATGTCTTTTGTTAGGGCATCTTCGAGAATATTTCTAAAGCCTTTGTCAGTAATTAATTCAACCAGCCAGATATGGTAGTCGTTTTCACTACTAAAAGTTCTTTTTACTTCTCGTATCTCGTAATACAATGCTCTTAACGGATTCATTCCCGGTCTATATTTTTTCCTAACATGTTCAAATATAAACGCTTCATGCTCCGAAGACAAATCATTCATCACAGCCACATACTCTTTTTTCAACGCAATACGCAAACTTGTTATACAGTGAGTTAAAGTAGTATCATAGTTACTCTTTAAATGATCTGCAATTAGTTTGTGTTTGGGTGTTAGTTTATCGTAGTAGGCATCAAATATATCATCTAAATTGTATGCCCCGTTCAACAACAAGTGCGGTAATGTCTCTGTACGACTATAATTTTCTAGTTCGCTTTGTATTCGTAGAACTTCGAAGTCTATTACTTCGCCTTTCATAGTGTATATTTATCCGGAGTTTACTTCTAGTATAGTATGTATTTTCTCTGCACCTTTATTGTTAACAAGAGTAACTTTTGCACCAGTGTGCAACGGAGTAGGCCACCAGTCAATGTCTACCCAGCAGTACCCTGCACTTTCGTCATTTAGTATTGGTGAAAATTCTTCCTCTACTACATATATAAAACTATAGTAAAAGAACTTTTTATCTTTGCTTTGGAATACATCTATAGGATTTAACTTTTGTAGTTCTGGAACGAACCCAATTTCTTCTTTTAGTTCTCGTTGAATACAAGTATACGGTGTTTCCGCTTTATGCATAGTGCCTCCCCAGAAACCCCATGTATTTTTAAATCGCTTGTCTGCTTTTCTTAATTGAAAAAGACATCTCCCTGTGTCTTTAGCAAGAAATAAAACTCCTGCTGCTGTAGTCATTTGCTTTCCTCTTAAAGCAACAAACGCCAAAATCCTGTGTTGTAAACACCTTCGTGACTGCTAACCCACGAACTATTGTACCATTTGTATTGCTTCGATGTATATGTGTTTGTTGTGTAATGCAAAGCATCTATTGTGCTGGCATCGAATACCACGAGCCATTTAGTGCCATCGTATTCTATAATATCATTTTCACTAGCATCAATATCCCAATTAGGATATCCTGTTTTAGTAATGTCTTCTGTAATTAAATATCGCTGTCCTGTTGCTTCCGCAATTAAATTTCCATCCCCTGGATATGATGCCCTAGGGTCTAATATTTTATCTACATTACTCAGTGTGTCTGCAGGTAATGTTTCTGGATCAATGTTAAATATAAGTTTTGTAGGATCTAACGTGTTTAAGGCTACACTTCCTATAACAGCATCTAAATCGTTATCACTGTCGTTAGTAAGATTTAATTTAAGTTTACTAGTAGCAGTTATCTCTCCCTGCATCTCAATTAAGTCTGCCCAGACAACACCATTATATGCACTGTCTAGTAATACAGCACTAGCACCGTCAATTTGTAATTTGTAATCACCGGGTGTAGTAACAATTTCTGCTGTATCAGGTACTTGTTTAAAGAAGTCTGCGAGATCTGTATCAAATCCTAAGTCCTCTATATTGTTTGTTTCGTGAATGTCTGTAATAATTTGTTGTATAATGGCTTGCTTTTTAACTTTAGCAGGAGGATTAATCCAAATAGGAACAGCAAAACTCATAGTTGCAATATCTATTGTTTCATCTACACCTTGCGGTACACTTCTGCTACTCCATGCTACATCTGTTAATTCAACTTCAAATACATTACTCCAATCTAATGGGTTATCATTTGACTGTAACTGGATAGTAGGATTAAACAATATCATTAATTGTTCCATTATCTGTAATTTAGTATCTGTATTAGTAGTCCATATATCTACTTGTAAAGTTAAGTTGTACGGTACCGGCATGTATCGCTGTACAGTATATAAATTTCCTTGTGTAGGTTCATATTGCCCAGTGGCTGTATTGAATTCTCTTTCTGCAACTTGTGAAGTGCTAACAAAGTTTGGATCGTGTATTCGATCTCTAGCAACTTGTAAACTTTGAATACTACATGCTATAAAAGGAGCACTGCTAATTGCATTCTCTGAATTGTTACGCAATATTTGTGCAACCATTCTACTTTGATCTGCATAAC